TATCGACGACAGAGATATGAGAATATGGATACTGTTCTAAATCCACATAATCAATTGGAGATGCCCACTGTCTTTTCTGGAATCTAACCATATCATGCCGTATGGCTGTGTACAGCCACGGTCTAATCGGTTTTGAAGAATCATAAGTGTGAATATAGCAAAGTAAATCTGCTAGGACATTGCTATGCAAATCTTCAAACTCAGTTGTTTTATCCCAATATTTCCAGCATACATGTTTAATGTAGTTTAATTCTGGTATTATATACTTTTCAAAAAGTTCTTTATTATTCATCTTGTTTCTTATTTATTTGTTATACAATTAGTTTAATTGCAAGGAAATAAGAAACATTGGTGGATCTCTATTTTTCGTTATCATATCATTTAAGATATGATAAAAATTAATAGGTTTTATAATTTTGCTGTCGCCTATGTCTGTATTATGGCGTTTGAAATCATCGTTTTTTACGAGTTATGGCGTTTGAGAATTGCTAAACCCTTAAATATGAGCAATGTACAAGGAATCAATACTTTTCCTTGCACATTCTTATAGTATAATTAATTTTCCTTCGATTCCGCATGTTTTTAGTATTTCAGTGTTTGCGGCGTCAAACGAAATCAGGCACGATGGCGCACCTGCTGTGCCACCTTGCTCTCCCGATGCGTGGTAAAAACTCAATCGCCCTTTTATAAAAAGTATCGAGTCTGCATTAGGAAATATCAATTCGTGAAATAGCCGTGTATCAGTTCTGGCAAAGGTCAGCGCAATGGCGTTCTTATGCTCTGCACATCGTTTGATGAACTGCGTGATGAGTGCGGTATCGTAAGGCGGATTGCAGAACACTCGGCCAAACCACGGCTGTTTTAGACCATCGTCCTCGATAGTATAATGGTGCTTGGCAGTCTCCCACGGGCGGTTTATGGGGGCACACGGGTCTAAATCAAATGGCCCCAACCGCCTCAAGATATGTGGCGGTGTGAGCCATTCATTTTTACCTATCGATGAATTCCCTTCAAAAGTCACATTCATAATCTTTTTTAGAAGAGTAGTTCAAATACTCTTTTGAGGATTATAAATCTTGCGTTGTCGGTTGATAATATAAGCATCAATAACAGTTTTGCGCACTTGATATTTTACCATTTTCTGAAAGATATGGCGCTTATTTGCAGAAATTTTGCAAATAGGCTCGTTGTTATATGAATTTTTACAAGATAACCATCATAAACAACAAGCCGACCTCGAGGATAAAGGTCGGCTTTGTCGTGCTGAAAATATAAAAAACTAAATACTATCTCCGCTTCCGATTTGAATATCGAACGGATTGAGGTCAAACTCGTGGGTGATGTTCGTGTCATCCTGCTGCGACTCCAAGCAGTCCTCCGTGAAAATACAACCTTTGAGAGTTACGGTAGTCGTAGTCCAGTCATCCGATGCCATAGGATTGGCAAACGAGACGATAAGGTCGAACTCACCGATCTCCAACAATGAGCCATAGACAGAACGCAAGAGCTGCTGCGTAGCGTAGTCCATAGTGATGGATGCCGAGTATGTGATGTTTCCGAAGCCTCGGGAGACGGGCTTACCGCCCATTCCGTAGTTAGACTCTACCTTTCGTTTCTTCGACCACTTGATGGCAGATACGCCTTCGAGTGTCGTAGAACCCTCCTCGATACCAAGTGCGGTCGAAGAGAGTGTGATCATAGACCACGAATATGCTACATTATTGATTACTGCCATATCTGTTAACTGTTAGCGGTTAGTGACAATCCCTCCTCGACATAGATCTTGACGGCCACGCCGACAGGGACAATTACATATGAAATCTTGAGCGTGTCGTTCACCAGCACATTCTGATTGGCATCGATGGTTACAGCGTAGCCCGAAATCTCCTGTGCTGCCTGCATCTTTGCCAAAATATCGCTGATGAGCGTCTTGAACGCCGTAATCTTCGATGGTGCGAGGAAGCCCGTAGAAGGATTGACCATCAGAGGCGAGTTTACATACGGAAGCAATGCTGCACGCACGGCACGACGGCTCTTGTTGATGGTACGGTTACGGGCAATCGTGCGGTAATCACCGATTGAGCAAGTCTGGTCCTTCGAAATGTAGATACCGTTCTCGCGTCCGGCATACTTAATCGGGAAGATGTAGCCCTTATCGTCGAGCTCATCGAGCAACGAAGGTGACAACGACTCGTAGCGATTAAGGCTGAGGAAGTTCTCTTCTGCCTCATCGAGGTTGATATCTCCGAAGCCTAACTCAATCTCCTGGAAGTCGTCAGCGAAGAGGTTGAACTGCTTCACCCACGCGATAGACTCGTGTACACTGGCCTTTGCGATAGCACCCATCACAGCACCGAGGAAACCTACGGGAGTGTGGTTGGCGTTACGCATCTGCATAAGCGAAATCTTCTCGTGGTGCGACTGTCCGAAGATACAACTGATGCGGCTCGACTCACAGATACACGAAGGAATCTTATTAAGGTCAATCTGGCGACCCTCGGTGGTGTCGGCACCCGTGTTTGAAGGGTTAGCCGAGAGCACCAACGACAGAGGCTGGTTCTGCTCTGCAAGACCTACCGCCACATCGTTAAGACCCTTGACAAGGTTAAGACTGTACTTGTCGGCACCGCCATTTGCCTTCCACAAAGGCTGCTCGGTCCAGATACCGATCTGATTGATAAGACCGCCTGCAGCACGCTGCATGATCTCCAACGCATCCCAGTTAGCCGAGCAGTCGGCAAACATCACATAGAGTTTACCTGCACCGTTCACATTGCCTGACATACGGAAGAACTCGCGGATATGGTAGGCAGGGATACCGTACAGGAAGTTTACATTTGCCTCCTCATCCTCGGTAGCCTCCACACGCTCGATAATACCGAAGTCGTTAACTGCCGACTTGAACGAGGTGATATAGCATACATCGCCCAACTTGAGCTTTGTCTCGTTGGTCTTACCATAGCCCTCGGTGAAGAGTGTCGGCTGGAGCGACACATCGAACAACAGTCCCGTCACCTTCTCGGTAGAGGAACCGGTGTCATACGGGATATTACCGTCGACATCTTTGATGAATACATTTCCAAGTGCCATAGTTTATGCTTTTTTGAGTTCGTCGAAATAAGGGTTCTTGTAGAGTACCGCCTTGCCACGAATGGCCGCAGGCGTGTTAGGAGTATATGTTCCGCCGTGAGTGTCGATGTAGAGCGACTCATAGGCAGGGAACTTTTTCAGGATTGCGAGAATGTGAGGGTCTGCCTCTCTCTTCTCCTCATTGGTTGGTTGTTTATTCTCTTTTTGGGGAGTCTCCTCATCGGGAGTTTCAGCAGCCACAGTCTGCACCTCTTCGGTGGTCTGTGTTACCTGCTCATCCGTTTTAGGGGTCTCCTCTGTGTTAGTTTTCTTTGCCATACTCTTTGAAAAATTTGGGGAGCGGGGCCATACCTCGCTCCCCGGGTGAGACATAAAAAATCAGATGAAAGGTGTGTTATGCTGTTTTGGTGTAAGCCGTGTGTACGACAATCTCGGCAGGACGAACGATGTTCACATCCATCTTCATTCGCATCTGGAAGAAGAAGAGCTCCGAGTTAGCCTGCAAGCGGTCTACCTTCAATACCTCGGTGTCGTTTGCGTAGTCTACGCCCATCCAGAGGTTCGACTCCATACCTGTTGAGAACTCGCCGAGCACGATGGTGTGGTCAGGAATACCCACGATAGGCACGATCTTCTTACCCTTGAAGCGGTAACGGTTCACCTCGGTATTCTCCGAGTACTTAACCTGCTTGTCAGAGATGTACTGGTCGTATGCATCCCACGCATCCCAGCCGATGACGAAGACCAAAGACTTCTTCTTACGAATCTGCTTAGGACACTTCTTCCACATAGCGTAGAGAGCAGCCTCGACAGCAGCACCATCGGTGAGCTCGGTGTTACCCGACACGATACACTGACCGCCTGCGATGGTTGCAGCATCCGTAGCGTTCACATTGTCGATGATACGCTTCATAACGCCATCGAAGTACTTCTCCTTGTTCGCACCAATCTTGATGCAGCCTGCAGGAGCAGTGATGCCGGCAGCAGCCTCGCCACCCTTAGCGGCAGTCCAGATTGCGTTGCCGATGTACTCGTTCTTCTTGTCCATCAACAGACGGAGCATCGTTGCCTGAATCTTAGGATCAAGCTCACGGAAGACGAGGTTGCCCTCGGGCTGTGCAAACTTCCAATACTTCTCGTAGTCGCGTGGATTGAACTCCAGATAGACCATAAAGTCCGAAGGCTCCAAGTGACGCTCGGTGAACTGGTATTCGTTCTCTCCGTTTTCGCCCTTGGCACCGTGAGTGGAGGTAGGTGTAGGAACATTATCCTGAATAATGTCGCCCAACTTGATGGCAGGCAGCGTGTATTTGTGCTGGATGCCACTCTTGATGTGGATAAGACCCTCGCGGAAGGTGTCGTTACCCTGTGCGGTATAGGTCAAGAGGTCCTCCAAGACCTCGCCATTATAACCGTTCTGCAAAAAGTTTACTGTATCAGCCATTTGTTTCGATTGAGTTTACTTGTTATTGTTGAATCTCAGCCGACTGGCGGATACTGCTTTCCGCGCGAGACACCCTCTGTCTCCGGCAAATCAATTAATGATTGGTGTTGCTTACTTCAGTTTTCCGAACTTGAAGTCTGCGCCGACAACCTCGTTAACCTTCTCGGCCATCATCTCCTCTGCGGTCTTGGCAGCGGTGGCGGCAGCCTGAACATTCTCGGGGTCCTTGGCAATCTCCTCGGAGATCTTCTCGCGTGCAGGGATAGATGCGAGCGTGCTCTCTGCAAGCGAGAGGTTCGCCTCTGCCATCTTGACCCACTCGGCCTTTGCCTCACGGTCAATCTTGCCTGCGTTGATTGCATCCTCGACAAGCTTCTCGATGCGGGCTGCCATCTCCTCTTTCTCCTTCTTTTCGTAGGTCGAGAGTTTCGATGTCGCCTCCGAGAGCTCCTTCTGCAAGTTCTGAATCGTTGCCTCCTTACCTGCAATAATGGTCTGGGCATCGCTGAGCGACTTTTCAGACTCCTTGTACTTGGACTCAATGGTCGCCAACTCCGAGATGCGGGCCATTACATCCTTGACATCACTGTCCTTCATACCGAGTGAGGCTGCTATCGCCCCGAACTCGAATCCTTGTGTTTTGTTTTCGTTAGCCATATCATTTACTGTTTGCTTAAGAGTAGGAATGTTGTTTTCAAAAAGTTTATTCTCGGCACTAACTCGGCTCATCAACTCCTGAATTGCCGTGGTATCGGTCATCGATGCAACCTCACTATGTACCTTTTCGCAAAGTTGTTTTGAGGTATGGATAATGTTCTCTGCTGGGATAATACCAGCCTTCACAGCCGCCTGAGCATCGAAGTAGGTGCCGTCTCTACCTGCCTCGCCATCCATAATCGCTCGTACATGCTCGGCTTTAAGTCCGAAGCGTTTGCGGTAGATGGTCTCAATCTGCTTGGTAAAGGCCTTGACCATCGCCTTGGTATCTACATCCATATCCTCATCCGAAGGCATCATCGGGTTATGGATCATCAGGATTGCATAGTCGCGCATAAGTGAGCGTTTGCCTGCTGCCCAGATGATAGAGGCCATAGATGCAGCCACGCCCTCGATGACACACTCGGTATCGACCTTTGAGTTGGCAATGGTCGAGTATGTAGACATACCGTAGAGCACGCTGCCACCTTCAGAATTAATAAGTACGCGTATGCACGAGGGACGGATGACATTCTCAAGGAAGTCAAACTCATCGTTAAAGCGCGATGTATTCTCCTCGGTAACGCTACCGAAGAATCGAATCGTAGCGGGGGCATCTGCCTTAACCTCGCCGACTACATATTGAAGTGTATTGATATCCATTGGGCTCTCTTTTGGATAAGAGTAGTGGTGTTGAAATAAAAAGGTTTATTCATCGTCAGGAATTTTATCCTCAACCTCAACAGACGGCTCAAACCCCGTTGCCTCATCGTATGTCGGTGTGCTGTGCTGACCGTGGTTGCCGGTATCGTGCTGCGGAGCATCGCTATGCTGCGTAAATGGCGGCATAACAAGATAGCGTTTCACCCAATCACGGTATTTCCAAGCCGAGTACTCACGGAACCATACCTCATAGTCTATCCAATACGCCTGAAGCATATTGGTGGTAAGAGGCATATCGAAGTATGTGAGGTTGCAACGCTCATTGAGTGCCGGTTCTCGGTTCTTCGCATCTTGAATTGCTACATTCAATCGCTGGAAGACAATGAAGGGGTCACACTCTCGCTCCGCGTCTGAGTTGTTAAGCGTGTTGAGAATGAAACGCACACGCATTGTTGCCCGTCCCTCACCAATACGCTGCTGTGCCACGAGGTAACGCACATTGACAAAGTGTATAAAGACCGCAGGAAAAGCAACCTCATATTCCAAGTTCTCACTACGAATAAGACGAGAGAACTGACCGTTGTCGATAGCGATGGTCTTAAACAGCGGTGGCGATGTAGGGTCATCGGGGTCTTCACGCACGGTGAGGATAGCACGACGCACAGCATCGTACATATTCACAAAAGGGTTTTCGGATACCTTCTCGGGAACACTCTCCACGGGAGGTGTCGGCTCCTCTGTCTGCGGTTTGTTATGCTTATCTTTTATCATTTCGGGAATCCTTCAAAAATCATATCTACAAGACCGTTGATGTGGTCCTCAATGTTGGGCGAGAAGCCTATAAACTGACGATGCACGGGGCGGCGTGATGAGTATTGGTTTACGGTGTATAGTCCGAACTTCGGGTCGGTGTTATGCACCGCAGCGTAGTTCTTATACTTGCCTCGCTTCTTACCTCGCTTGCCACGGATGTAGGAACTTACCTCCGTAGTCCAAATGTCGTAGTGAGTGGTACGGCGAAAGCCTCCTTTGCCGTGAAGTTTACCGAACTCTAATGAGCGACCTCGCTCTCCCTTGATGCTTCTTGACAGCGTACCGGTATCGACCATTGTGGGATGAGTAAACTTCTTTCCCCACTTTGATGTGCGGGCGGGCCATTTACTACCGTTAAAACCACCTCGCTCAAAAGAGGATTGAAACTGCTGCTTGGCATATTCACCCGCCGCCGTAACAAAGTCCTGAGCATTGTAGAAGAGCTTACTTCCTAACATTCGGTAGTTACCGTTTCGCCACTGGGTACAGAACTGGTCAATCGTTATCTTGCTCATAGAACTTCGATTTTAGGCGTTTGACAATCTTCTGTACAAACTCAGGCAGTGGCGTATCAAAGTAGCGATGTGCATCGGTAAAGATTCTGCCACCCGTTGCAAGGCTCTCGCGGAATACAGGATCAACCATCGAGCGACACTTGTCAATACTCAAAGATGCTCTTACTCCTGCAAAGCCATTGGCAATAAGATAGCACCTGCATCCCCATTCGATGGGCGGTATCAACTCTGCCGGAAACTCCGACTTGCGGTAAGATACTCCTTCGAGGGATTGGTGCCACGGGCGCACGCGCTCGTCCCCCTGCGTCATATATGTAATAACAGACTCGGCATTTACAGCCATCCACCACGCAGCCATCTTCGCAGCAAATAACACTTGCTCATTCTCTGCCTCGGCATAGGTGAGGTTATACTGCTCACATATTGTTTCGTAGTCGAGCAAGCACTCCTCATCAACCTCTTCGGGCAGTTCGCTTATCATCGTCATCTCCTTGGCAGCTGTAAAGTCAATGAGGTTATCTATGGCGGCCACGAGTATTTCGTGTTGCTGTTTCTCACGCTCTGTCGTGAAGTTGTTGTGATTACGCAGTATGCTCAATGCTTCGTCAAAGTCCAACGCCAAACCTCTCAATGCTCGGTCAATCAGGAATGAGCATCGATGAGTTATGATATCCTCGATGATATCCTCTCGTTCGGCAGAGTTATCCCAGTGATGTATAAGTCTGCGGAAAGCATTTCGGATAACCTCATACTCCCGTTGCGTTTCACTCTCTTGCCCTTTTGCTTCAACATCAGGGAGCGGAAGTTGGGCTACGACTTCGCTCCCATAAGAAAATTTGCTACTTGTGAGCCTCGCTGTCTGCCGTAGCGGCGGTAATACTCCTCATCAGTCATCACACCTCGGTCATTATGGCTACTGCCTGGCATAGTGCTTCCCACAGCACCTATCTGCACATTGAGTTGCTTACCTACATTGATACCGAACTCCTTCTCAATCTCATCAGCCGAGACTTCGTACTTATCCGTAATGAGCGAGTAGAGTTTGATGCGGTCCTCGTTGTTCATATCGATGCGGTTAGAGTATTTGAACTCCAACCCGGCAGGGATATAACCCATAGCAACAAGGCGAGGCACAATCTCTTCGTTCATTATGTTTTCGATGTATCGGCGATAGACCTCGATGCGCTCACGGAAGATATCCTGATGAGCCTTCGTAGAGCCCACATAGGATTGCATACCACCTGCCATAGACTCTGAACCCAACACAAGGTTTGCCACCTCGCTGTTTACAAACTCTATAAGACCTGTATATATCTTCTCCGAGTTAGACATTGTGAAGGTCTTGATATCAACCTCATCCTCGATGCCAGTTACAACGACCTTGTTCTGTGCAGCATTAGCAATCTCGTTAGCCAATCGCTTGCGGTCGGCATTGCTCTCCGATACGGTCTTGCCGTGAATAATGGGCTGACCATAGGTGTGAGAGAAGTTTACATAGTTGGCTACGGTAAACTTCTTGGCAAGGATAAGTGGCGTAGTGGCAGAGAAGAGGCCGAGGTCGCCTGACGATATAAGCACATAGTTACGCTGGTAGGCAGGATTACGCAAATCCCAATGTGGCTCCCAGATACCTTGACGCTTGAGTACCGCCTTCTGGTCAGGGAGCACATTACGACGCTCGATGCTGTTTACCTCTGCAAGTTTCCCGGTCTTCGGATCGATAGTGGGCATAATCTCCAGCAAGGTATAGCCATATAGTTTCGACTCCACAATGCCCTTAATTATCTTGTCGAACTGCGAGCCCTGAATCTTCTGGGTATTCTGCACATCCTTGATGTACTTTCCCTTCTCGTTCACACGAGCAAGCATATACCTATCACCGAGAATCTGGCTCTCCAAAGTCTCTATTACGGAGCGGATATGTGCGTCCTGCTGAAGGCAGGCATCATAGAGGTCGATAAGCTTTGAGCGGTCATCAAGAATGTAGCCCGATTCGATGTCTCCACGAACCGAACGATACCGATTGTTTCGCTCGATTTCTCGCACATATTCCTGTATGGTTTTCTTCGATGTTCGGAAGATGCTCGATAGCAATTCTCCGTTAAAAGTGTTGTCCGAAGTTGTCATTTTCACTCTTTTTTGAAAGAGTAGAGAAAAATTTTTGAGAAAGTTTTTGGCAAAAAATTGTGGACAGGGAGTTTTTGTTTATCTGCTTAATATACAATCGACAGCAGAGGTCAATTGCTGACATACGACAACACTCGTAACACCTTAATAATCAACGAAAAAGCCACTTAAAAAGCATCGGAAAATGGTTGATTATTATTAACTTTACCCTCGCAATTGCAAAAAATTATATGAACAAGAAACAAATTCAAATAACAAATGAAGAAATAAAATGAGAATAGAAAAGGTCCCTTGTCGAACAATTCGATATAGGGAATTTCCCGAATTGCTCTTCGGAGAATCACCGAATAGCGGCTCTACATATTTCGATGCAACTCACTTTATCCGCAGTCGCGGAGATGAGCGCAGACATAATGTTCAGGAGTTTCGTATAGCCTTCCAACACTGGATTACGACTCTTACCAACATATACAGCATCGAAAAGGAGGCACTCGTTATCCGTGATGAAACATCGGGGCATCTGTTAATTGATGAATGCCTGGCCCTGCTTTTTGTCGTCTATGTCGATCCTGATTTCGGCGTATATATGTTAGAACGCATATCAGAACTACTCATAGATGGCTTTTCGGTTTCAGACAGTTGGCTGGTTATGGCTGCCGGTAATAGATTTACTATTGAGGAATTAACAAAAAGTGTAAAAT